GCTCTTCCGATCTCCATAGCAAGGAGCACAACCCCTCATGGAAGACTGGCGTCACATTGACGAGTTCCCTGGCTACTCGGTGAGTGATCGAGGCCGAGTCCGCAACGATGAGACGGGTTATATCCTGTCGCTGCTCATCAATCAGCGGGGCATTGTCAATGTCGGTTTGACCAAGAACCGGGTTCAGCACAAGCGGGCCGTCAACCTCTTGGTCGCCGAAGCGTTCATCCTCCCACACCCACTGGACTCCTTCGACACCCCGATCAATCTCGATGGTGACCGCCGCAACAACCGCGCCACCAATCTGATGTGGCGTCCGAGGTGGTTCGCCACCGAGTACTTCAAGCAATTCATGAACCCGATCGTACATCTGGACCGACTCCTCGAGGACAAGACGACTGGCGAGATCTACAAAGACTCCTGGCACGTGTCCACCACGTGGGGGCTGCTCGATCGCGAGGTCTACCTTCGGACCCTCAACCGGACCTACGTCTGGCCGACGTACCAGACCTTCCGGATTGTCGGCGCAGATACCAACTAGGATGAAAAACACAGGGAATAATAGAAGGGGTGGAATCAAGGCTTTTAGTTTTAGTGACAGGAGAGACTCTTGGGAAGGTTGGAACGGGAGTTTGAACCGGAGTTCTTCAAGGAAGTGGAGAAACGGTTCAACTGTTTCGTCATGCCCAAGAACGATTCTGGTCTCCGCCAAGGTATTCCTGACCGTACCGTGTTGTTTGACGGTGGTGGTTGGGCAGTACTCGAAATGAAGGCTAGCCGAAAGAAGTCCTACCGACCGAACCAGGAGTACTACCTGGAGATCTTCGATCGGATGTGCTTCTCGGCCACGGTCTACCCCGAAAACGCAGAGGACACCCTTCGTGAACTTGAGAAGGCATTCCCCCACGCTCGTCGCTAACAAGCACGCGATCCTGAGCCCCAGCAACTACCACTGGGTCAACTATGACGACGACAAGATGAAGCGGGCGTTCTACACGCAGGAAGCCTCGGCTCGAGGGACTCGTCATCACAACCTCGCACAGATCCTGATCTCCGAGGGCGTCCGACTTCCGGACACGAACGAGACCTTGAACTTGTACGTCAACGACTGCATCGGCTACCGCATGACCCCTGAGTGGTTGTTGTACTTCTCCGACAACTGCTTCGGAACCGCCGATGCTTGCGGGTTCAAGAACAATAAGCTTCGTATCTTCGACCTCAAAACCGGAGTGACCGAAGCCTCTATGGTGCAACTCGAGGTCTACACGGCCTTGTTCTGTTTGGAGTACGGGTTCCGTCCGTTCGATATTCAGATGGACCTTCGGATCTATCAGAATGACCAGGCTCGCCTACATGAACCGGACCCGGACGACATCATGCACATCATGGAGAAGATCAAGTACCTAGACAAGTTCATCAAAATTCTTAAGGAGGCCTAGTGGCGATTATTCCTGAGGAGAACTACCTCGCCCACTACGGCATCCTGCGTAGGTCGGGTCGCTACCCGTGGGGATCGGGCGAGGATCCGGGACAGCGTGGTCGAGACTTCCTCGGCACTGTCGCTGACCTTCGCAGCAAGGGACTGAGTGACGGAGAGATCGCCAAGGGCATGTCTCTGTACACCGAGGATGGAAATCCGTGGTCGACGACTGAGTTCCGAAACGCCGTCACCATCGCTCGCAATGCCAAGAAGGCCGCGGATATTTCCATGGCCCAGCGGCTGAAAGAGCACGGCTACTCCAACGTCAAGATCGGTGAGAAGATGGGGATCCCCGAGTCCTCGGTTCGCGCCCTTCTCGCTCCGAGTGCGAAAGCTCGAGCCGACGTTCTGGAGTCCACCTCCAGCTTCCTGAAGGACCAGGTCGAGAAGAAGGGATATCTCGACGTCGGTACCGGTACCGAACACTACATGAACATCAGCGACACCAAGCTCCGTGCAGCTATCTCTCGCCTCACCAAGGAAGAGGACTACAAGCTGTTCTATGTGAAGGTTCCGCAGTTGGGCACGAAGCACGAGACCACGATGAAGGTCTTGGTCAAGCCCAGAACCGAGTACTCCGAAGTCTTCCGTAACCGTGACCAGATCCAGAGCGTCGCGGGATATTCGAATGACGGCGGAAAGACCTTCCTCGCAATTAAGCCCCCCCTCTCGATCAATTCGAGTCGTGTCGGGGTTCGTTACAAGGAGGAAGGCGGAGCAGACGCTGACGGTGTGGTATACGTTCGTCCCGGTGTCGATGATCTGTCGATGGGGAAGTCCCGCTATGCTCAGGTGCGAATCGCCGTTGACGGCTCGCACTACATCAAGGGTATGGCAATGTACAAGGACGACCTTCCCGACGGCGTCGACTTGCTCTTCAACACGAACAAGAGCAATACCGGTAACAAGCACGATGCGTTGAAGCCGCTGCAGAAGACGAAGGATGGGAAGGTCGACAACGACAACCCATTCGGAGCCGTCATTCGTCGTCAGATCACCACGCCTGACGGCAAGAAGGTCACCTCGGTCATGAATATGGTGAACGAGGAAGGTAGTTGGGATCAGTGGTCTCGATCGCTGTCGTCCCAGTTCTTGTCGAAGCAGAGTCCCACTCTCGCCAAGACTCAGCTGGACATGGCTTCTGATCGCAAGCGTCGCGAACTCGACGAGATCATGAATCTCAACAACCCGGCCGTCAAGAAGCGGTTGCTCGAGTCGTACGCTGACGACGCCGATTCGTCGGCGGTGCACCTGAAGGCAGCTGCACTTCCTCGTCAGGCGAACAAGGTCATCCTTCCCGTGAACTCGTTGAAGGAGACCGAGGTCTACGCGCCCACCTTCAAGAATGGTGAACGCGTCGTTCTGGTTCGCTTCCCTCACGGTGGAACCTTCGAGATCCCCGAACTCACCGTGAACAACCGTCACCCTCAGGCCAAGAAGTTGCTGAAGGATGCGACCGATGCTATCGGCATCAACAGCAAAGTGGCGGAACGACTGTCTGGCGCCGACTTCGACGGCGACACTGTCCTTGTCATCCCGAACAACCATGGCAAGGTCAAGAGCTCACCTGCACTGAAGGGTCTGGAGAACTTCGACACCAAGTCTCGGTACCCTGAGTATCCCGGCATGAAGCGTATGACGCCTCGTGAGAAGGGGATGCAGATGGGGGTTGTGTCAAACCTCATCACCGACATGACTATCGGTGGCGCCAACGCGGACGAGCTTGCTCGAGCAGTTCGTCACTCCATGGTCGTCATCGATGCTGAGAAGCACAAGCTCAACTGGCGACAGTCCGCGAAAGACAACGGAATCCCTGCGCTCATGGAGAAGTATCAGGGAAAGAAGACTGGTGGTGCTGCTACCCTCATCTCGAAGGCCGGCAGAAAGATCGATGTTCGTGAGCGCAAACAGGGCTACAAGGTCGACCCTGTTACGGGCAAGAAGATCTACACCGAAACTGGTGCCACCTATGTCGACCCCGTTTCGGGGAAGACCGTCTTCCGTATTGACCGAGGCAAGAAGCTCCTTGGCGAAGTCGATGACGCATTCCAACTGGTGTCCCCGCACAAGACTCGTGTGGAGACCATCTATGCCGAACACTCCAATCGGCTGAAGGGCATGGCGAACGAGGCACGCAAGAGTATGGTGGCCATCAAGAACACCCCCTACTCGCCTTCTGCAAGAACCGCCTATGCCAAGGAAGTGACCGCCCTCAACAGCAAATTGACCGCCGCCCTCAGAAACGCCCCCCTCGAAAGACAAGCCCAGGTCTTGGCAAACGCCCTATACAAGGCCAAGAAGGCTGAGTATCCAGACATGGAGAAGTCTGAAGAGAAGAAGATCAAGTTCCTCGCCCTCAAGACCGCCCGTCTCAGGGTAGGTGCTGGCAAGGATGACTTCGACATCACCGATGCTGAGTGGGATGCTATTCAGGCTGGTGCTATCAGCAATCACAAGCTGAACCAGATCCTGACTCACGCCAACATCGAGCGGATCAAGGAGTTGGCTACCCCTCGCTCTATCACTACCGTCAGTTCTTCAACGATGGCCCGTGCTAGGTCGATGGCGAATCAGGGCTACAGTCAAGGGGAGATCGCAGAACAGTTGGGTGTGGCAGTGTCCACTCTACAGAAGAGCTTGGGTGAGGAGGAATAGTTGGTCCATCACATGCTTACTACCGTGGACAATCCGTTCGATCCTTCCACTCAGTTCGATGAGTGGTATGCCTACGACACAGCAGCTGGTCATCACTCGCTCGCTCTTCAGGCAAGAATCGTTCGTACTTCGGAAGCTCTTTCTGATGCAGATCAGGATCAGGCTATCGAGGATGCGATCGATGAGATCGTTCGGATCAACGCATCAGGAGTTCATCGCAAAGTTGTTGTGAATTCCTGAGGGACTTCGATGACGGGGGGAGGGGTGTCGCAAAAGATACCCCCCCTCTGCAT